TGACTTTATATTTTCCATCTTTTGTAAAAGGATGTCTGGCGAGATGAATACCTCCGAAGGTAATGGTTTAATGAACATGTTCATGACATTTTTCCTTCTCGAAGAAGCAGGCAACTTTGAATACGGTGGATACTTTGAAGGTGATGATGGGGTTTGCTGGTACACTTCCGTGGACTATTCTAGTGCAAAACCACCTACCACCCTTCAATATGAGGCCATCGGAGCCAAGATCAAGATAATGATACCACCAGAACCAACTCTTGAATCATTTTGCGGTTTAATTTTCGACCCTGTAGTTTTAGATAATGTGACAGATCCATTGGAGTGTCTAATGTCTTTCGGCTACACAACTCGACAATATGAATTTGCGTGTGAATCCAAGAGATTGGCTTTGCTCCGATCGAAGTCCCTTTCGATGCTTTACAGCTATCCTGGGGCACCCATACTGAAAGCGTTGGCTTTGTATGGTTTACGTGTTTCTGACAAAATAGACGACAAATACCTAGCTAAAGTAGAATCCAGAATGAAAATTTGTAGCTATGATAAAGAAGAAACCATCCAAGATCGTCGTGCTCAAAAGTTCGATGACGTTTTAAATAAACCTGTACATACTCTCACCAGGCTGGTAGTTGAACGTAAGTTCGGCATCGGTTTGGAATTACAATATAAAATAGAAAAATACCTCAACGAAAAGAACGATCTGTCGCCTTTAGACATACCTGAGGTCCTTGACTACGTACATCCTGACACAATTAAATATTATAATACGTACGCAATAAATCTACACCCCAAATCGAAATTCTCCTTCACAGCCACACAACACAGGCCTTACAAAATATGGCGTGATGCTCTCAACTACGATCTGATATGGTAGCGCCCTAAACTTAAACAGTCCGAAATTACCCGGAGGCGCTGGGTCCCTAGAAATTATTACAAGGGTAATTACATTTTTCTATCTATACACATTATGGAACAAGCTACACAAGTAGACGCTACTCTCAAAAGACTCGCAAAATATCACGGAATATCCCCCTCTGGGATCGACTGGTTCATAACCGCTGTTGATCCCTTCCACGACGTCCCCGTCGAAATGGCTGGGTATCCTGACCGTGTGATGACGCCGTCAGTCGTCCAGATGGTTAGGACATCTTTTAACGTGTCAGAACCAACCCTGGGTCCATGGGACTGCAATATATTTGTGGATCAATTTTATTTACAGCAAAGACTTGCTTCCAATCTTAGTTCCCGGGAGGAACCTATTTTACAATCTTCTGGGCAAGGAGCTTCTGGAGACTGCATCCGCGGTGGTATCGTAGTGCGTGCCGCCCCCTCTGGTGCAACACTATCCGCCATCACCTCTAGATCCATCTCCACCGAGCTCGCCCCAGATGTTTTCACTAACGCTGATGCTCGCCTTTTAGGTATTGGGCTTGAGATACATAATACAACTGCAGAATTAAACAGACAAGGTTCAATTTTATGTTATCGAAGTCTTGACGTCCCCACTATTAAGAACAAAACTGTTATTACAGACGTCAACACCCAATGCATCCCTACGGCTTATCAAGCTTATTCTTTGGTTGACCCCCCTGAAACGCTCGCACAGGCATCTGACCTACCTAATTCAGTAACTTGGGAGGCGAAAGAAGGTGCTTATATTGTACCAATCTTTGTGCAAGAAAGCAATGAACCAACTAATTTATCTATTTGCCCCATTATGGATTATGATTCCGTAGTCTCTCGAACAATGGCCCCTACTATTAACAATACGGGGCTCGCCAATGTTAAATATTTTGACTCCGGCACGGACAATTCACTAATGCCCACCTCTTTATCCGGTTGTTATCTCACTGGTCTTTCCCCCGAAACTACTCTTACCGTTAATCTGGTTTACTACGTCGAGGTTTTCCCCGAATTAACCAACACCCTAAGACGATCCACTCGCCCGTCGGCGATTGAGGATTACGCTGCCATCGAACTTTACACAAAGGTCGCTAGACAAATGCCAGCTGGTGTCAAGGTTAAAGAAAACTTCCTCGG